CTGTACTTTGTGGTGGATCCTACGATATATATTACCCATTGAGCTAACTTTAACACAAGACGGTGAGAACATTACAGAACAGAAGCTCTTATAATATGTGCCTTTGTCTAAGTAAATATCAGTTAGACCACCAGCATTGGCTTGTGTCTGTATCTGATTCACCATTACATCACCAAGTGTAAAGAATAAATAACCTCGCTGGCCTAATAATGTATACATGGTTGTATCTTCATTAATTCTACCATAAAATTGAAATGGTCGGTCAGTCTTACAAAAAAATGTATTCATAACTTTACGAAGCAATTTTTGTTGCCAAGCAGTGCTTCCAACACCACCGATGTAGTCGCCACCCTGAGCAAAGGCAATAGCATGAGCATTAGAAACTTCCAAGAATCTGATACACTTTTCAAATAATATATCTAGGTTTTTGATTTCTATTTTTCGCAATGCTCCATTATCTTCGTAGCGATAGCAAAAGCTATTATAATCATCATCTAATTCTAAGAAATAGTCAAGCCCTAGCGACTTAGCTATATCGTGGCATTTGTTTCTAGCATAAACTACTACTCGCCTGTCGTTAAAGTTGTCGCCAATATCGAATGTTCCATCCATATCTTTCTTGCTAAATACAATTACTTTGTTGCCATATAGTTCCTTGTATCTTGGTCCTTGTTTATCTTCGTCATCAATAATAATATAGATGTCGCCAGTGTAGCCACGGTCTCGTAATGTCTTAACAGTAATGACATTATCTGCTCTGCCGTGAGACAAGATAAACACAGCAAATTTATTCTTCGTCGCCTTCATAATCTTGCTCCTCTAGTCCTAAGATCTCACTTCTTAGTTGTACATAGCCATTTTTAATGGCATCATCGAAGTCAATAATAATCAAAGCACTATCTTCCATAAGTTCTTGCATCTCTTTATCTTGGTGAGCATAGTATTCAGCAATCTTTGCATAATTAAATACGCTGTGGCGTTTTGCAGCTTCAATAAGAAATTTCTTCTGCTCATCTGAAACATTTGATTTTTCTATCTTAGCAATTAGCTCGTTTGATTTTGTTAAGTCTACAAGTTCTTCGATTGGTGGCTCTTCACCAGTTATTTCATATTGTGGAATCTCAACCTTTGTTGTATATTTCTCATCAGTAAGTGGGTTGCTACCCTCGATACCAATTTCGCCAAAGACAAAGCCAAAGTCTGACATATCAATGTCGATGTCATCAAGTTCTAACTTTAATAAGTCATCATCCCAGTCAGCAAACTCAGCTACCTTATTATCAGCAAGTCTGAAAGCTTTAATCTGTTCTTCTGTAAGGTCGTCCGCTAGTATAACAGGTACCTCATCCATACCTAATTTCTTTGCAGCTTTTAGTCTAGTATGCCCCGTGACAATTACACCATTTTTATCAATAATGATAGGAACTTTAAAGCCAAACTCCTTAATTGATTTTGCTACATAGTCAACTGCCTCATCATTCTTTCTTGGGTTATTCTCGTATGGAATAACATCATCAATCTTTTTGTAAATTATTTGCATTATTTCCTCCAATCTAAATTTAATTTTATCATATTTTTGCAAATAAGACAAAAGGTACTACTTTTTTCTATGGTATCTTCGCAATAACTGTTCATAAACATTTACATCATCACAATTAAGAAATTGCCAGATGAGATTTTTTCTCTGCTCGTCAATAAATACATTGGCATATACATACCATTTGTAAAATCTCTTGCCAGCATTATCTAGTTTATTAAAGTAAGCTTTAATTACATTACAATTCTGGCAAAAATCGTCATACAAAACGAAGCGTAAATACTGGTCGATAAATTCACAATATGTTAGATCTTCCCTGGTCATTTCTTTTGCTCCAAATCTGCTTTTACTTCATCCCAATAGTCATCTGCAATACTAGCTAAAATAAACAAAAAAAGACATAAAAAGAGAAATATGCCTGTGAATAATATAGCTAAGATAATCGTTAATATTTTAACCATAACAATCTACCTCCTATTGAATCCATTATAACAAGAAAGGAATAAAAAAGCAAGAAAAAAAGAATAGGAGGTAAACTAACAAACCTATTCTTTAACTAAAGGGGTAAATCAGTGGCTTACTACCACCAAAATAATTGTATCACATTATCTATGCTTTGGCAAGTTGTTATCTTTCTTTTGGCTTTCTATCAATACACCGTCTTTTATTTCTTTTAATATCTTGATGTATTCATATCTTGGCAGTTCTTCTGTAATAAGTCTACCTAAATGTTCAGCATCTTGCACATACTTACGAATAATAATATCATCCCATTTTATCTCTATTAAATACATTTTTTATTTTCCTTTTTTAGTTTTTTTATTCCTTTATACTGTACCTTGCATTCTTCATCAATGCACCTAACATATACACTATTTATGTATGGCTGATTTATAATTGTTTCTACCTCTTCATCGTGTATATCATTTACAAGTAAATTGATGTCTCCATACTTTGTATCTAGTTTTATTTTATACATTGTGTTTCTCCTTTAATCTTTAACACTTGTATCAACTCCTAATTTTTCATTTATAGGGTTTATAACCATCATATTTATTAAATGTTCATATTCTTCTTTCCATATCTTTTCTCTTTTCCAAAAAGGATAGGCATTTATATATTTCATAGTGTCGATACAATATATTGCTTGTTTCATTCCCCAAGTTCCCTCTGTTGCTCTCATATTACACCATTTTTTAAATTCTTTATATTTCACTCATCATCACTTCCATTTTGTAGCAATTCTTTTATAAATTTCTCTTTGCTTTTTTCAACTTCTTTTCTGGTAATATTTTCATCTACTCCATCTATTACATCTTTTAAATATCTCTTTATTTCTAATAATTCTTTATTTTTATCTATTGCTTCTATAAGGTTAATTATTCCTAATTTTAAATAAGCGTTTTCTCTAACTAATTCTAAATGATGTGTCATCATTTTCACTCCCATTTTGTAATATGTTATCTAGTGTGTTTAGCATATGTTCTTCAGATTTAGTTAAAGATATAAAATATTTATAATAATTTATTTTTTCAACTGCTTTATCTATTCTTGATATCAAACTATCCACTGTTTCTTGTTTTACTTTTGCAGTAAATGTCATTGTTTCTAGGCTGTCTTTTAATCTTTCATTTTCTTGTTGTAATCTTTCATTTTCTTCATCACATATTTTATGTGCTTCCATTAGACTATCAAATCTTTCTTGTAAATTAGTTATGTAATCTGCTAACTCTTTTCTTTCTTCAAAGCACCTGCAAGTTTCATCAAAACTTCCACTATCAGCAAATTCAAAGCCACCACTATATTCTTTATGGTCTATTCTTTCTAATCTATCTAATATTTCTTTTATTTCTTTATTCATTTGTTTCACCTCATTATTACAATCATACTTGGAAATGGAGCAGACTGTTTACCATCATTAAATTTCAGTCTACCTTTAATGAATCTTATTTCATGCTTATTGTAAATAAAGTCATGAAACCACCTTGTGTCAGTTCTTGCTGGTAAAAGCATAACTATAAATGTACCTTTTTTATTTTCATTATAAGCTTTTTCTACCCACTTGTTAATTTCTCTACCATATGGAGGGTTGCAAAACACTCTGTACCCCTCCCATGACATTTTTAATCCATCTTGTTCCTTAGTAAAATAATTGCTACATTTATGGTTTTCTTCTGTACAGCAAGGATCTAATGTAAAATGAAATTTTTTGTCTAAATCGTTGAAAAATACTTGTGGTGTAGCCCACTCTGATGTATTGCTTGACATTAGCCCTTTATTTATCATTCACTATCACCATTTTGAAGTTTTTCCAAACTATTTTTCAAACTTGTCAAAAATTTCTCATTTGGAATCTGATACTTCTCAATATATTTTTTTGATAAAAAACTGATAAAGATTCCAGCTTCAATTGAGTTTTCACTCAAAATATTATCAATTAACTTTAGTGCTTTTTTAGCTTCCATTTATTTACCTCCTAATAATTCAATAATTTTCTTCCCCATATCTTTCTTCTGGCAAAAGATGAAGCGAACTCCATATCTGTCAGTCATTGTTTGCATTATCTTAAGCAAAACATAACCACGAACTTTTGTATGCGGTGATTTCCAGTTTTGTATGTCCGAGATTCGTTTTACTTTGTTATCACCAATAAGAAAGATAAAATCTTTACAGCCCAGTTCACGAGCTCGTTCTATTTCCCTATTTATTCTTTCATGATTTTGTTTATTACATAGGTTGCTTGAAATTTCTTCGAGATCTTTTTTTGTATCAATAAGAACTGAGTAATCAAATACGAAACCATTTTCATAGCGAAGTGCCATATAGTCAGCACTTGGTAGCCCAGTTCTTATATGCTTAATTTCTTGCTTGTCAAATTCTTTCAAAATATGCTTTTCTTTCTGCTGTCTAGTATCTGTCAAGATAATATAATCTTTCATAACTACCACCTAAGATAATTATGGCATATTTTTTATTCTGTTGCAATCTCTTTTTTAGGTCTGCCTCGTTTTTTTGGCTCTGATACCATAGCTTTTATGTCTTCATCAGTTAATATTCTATTTTTATATTCACAATTTAACTGATTTATAGTCTTATTTATTTCTTGCATTAAGAATGGTCTAGTCTTATTACCCATCATCTTGCTTGAATTGTTTTTATAGGTGTCCTCAATAGCTCTTTCATTGTTAAGAGTTCTTCTGATTCTTCTTAGATCTTTAATTTTCTTTATAATTTTAGCTGATGCCTGCTCATCTACATCATTTATTTCGATATAGTGGAGCCAGTCGCTAATTTCCCAGTCAGTTTTTTGTTGTTCTGTTGGCAATTCTTCAATCATCTTATCAATTTCATCTAGTAAATTAACAACTTGACATATTTTATTAAAGATAATTTCGTCCCTCATTTTGTTTACCTCCTTTCTAATGGCATTTATTTGCCCGACATTGCACGAAAGCATTCTCTAGTATAATTACACTACTTTTATATTTTCATTCAAATCTGCTATGTTAGATTCAATCTGATGATGTATTATGCTACCAGTTATGTGTCCAACCGACTTGTTCTTCAACAGTCATTGGCTTGTAGTTGCTTTCGACATATTCTTTGAAATCTTCATGTTTTTCCTCTAATATTTGGTAATCATCACATAATGTATCAAAGGCATTACATAGTTCTTCAACTGTTATAAAGTCTTTATCTTTGAAATATTTATGTGTAGCCCACCAATAATCAGGAATTTTGATATATACCTCATTCATCCCACCACCTCCTTCGTTTTTCAATTCCATCATCGTAATGTACCATTATTCTTATAAACTCACCATCTTCGCCTTGCTTATTTAGAACAATTACATCCAGCCCACTTCGTAATTGTTCCTTTATTATTTCTTCTTCTTTGTTGAATTCTTCAAATATTTCATTGATTAGTTCTTCCTTCATTATTTACCTCCAATAGTTTTTTTAATCTTTGCTTCAAATTCATCTAATGTTATTTTATGAATAGATAATTCCAAAGCTAAATTATAAATTGAATCTATTTTCAATTGCTCTGCTTCTGATTCTTCATACATCTCAATTAGTCTCTGCTGATATACTGTAAATTTACTTGGCGCTGGCTCCATCTCTGCTAACCACGAAAGATATTCTATCAAGTTATGTCTATCTTTAGCTACTGAAACCATTAGCACTATATCAAAGCATTTATACTTTGAATAAAAGATCTTCATAAACTTCCAAAGCTTTTTATATTTTTTGAAGTGAATATCTTCAAGTATACATTCTTTCATCAACTCTGGTCTCTGTAATAAACACGACATTATATTTAATTCTAAGTTATAGTATAACTCTGGATTGTATTGTTTCATATTGTCTACCTCCTATTATTTTATGATATGTAAGTATGTAAGTTAGATGTAAGATTATTTTTTATGTATAGATTATTATTATTATTATTATTATTATTATTAAACTTACAAACTTACATAACTTACATACATATATATTATTATACGCGAGTACTACACACACTATATTCATGTGTGTGTGTACTATATATATAGTGTGTATATACCCAAAATTATGTAATTTTGTAAGATGTCTTATAAAATAAGGGTTTGCTGGCTATTTTAAGTAATTTTTTTTTACTTTTGATATGTAAGAAAATGTAATTTTGATTTTTTTGTTTTAAAATATTAAAATAATTTTATCTAAATATTTAAGTCCAAAACCACAAAATTTCCTTTTTCACAATTTACTGTTGTTTGGTGAATATATCTACCAGCACTATTCTTTACTAAAAAATTCATTGTACCCCATTCTTTTTTAATTGTATCAAATTCAAACCCACCCTTTAAAAGTTCTCTTTTTAATATTTCTAAGTTAATATAACAAAGTCTGTATGTGTTATTTATAACTTTAAATCTTCCCCAACACTCATTATAATTATTTTCATCAAATTTTCTACTGTTAGCATTTATAATATCGCAAATATAATTTTTTGATAGTATAGATGTTTTTATTTCATCTTTATCATTTACATATTCTTCAATATCTTCAACTTGTAAAATATAATCATCTTTAAATATGCATTCATTAGCTAATTCATTTGCTAATAATATACTTGCTAATATACTTGCTTGTTTGTCTGTGGCTTTAGTTTCTATCAAAATTTTATTAAAAATTTCTTTATATCTTTCTGATATTTTATCAAAGCCAACACTTTGAATATATTTAATATATTCTCTGCCTGCGAATCCATAATTATTTTTAATTATACGAGCTATTTCAAAGCCATTACTGATTATTTTTTCATTTATCTCTAAATCTATTACCCTGTTGTAAACTTGCTCTCCTGCAGTTGATTTAACTAGCTTATCGTTGCTTGTAAATAGAAAATTGTTATACCATATCTTAACTTCTTTTGCCTGACTATTTTTTGTGAGTCTACCTTTATCTGTGCCATTACAAAGATCCATTACCAAACTGTCTAAATCTAACACTTTTGACTTCTTAACTATTTGCAACTCATCAAAGTAGCAAGTGAAATTTCTCATAAATGAAGCAACTACCATATAATAATTTTGAGTGTTATTGCTTGATAGTCTCAAAGCTCCAACTTCTGGGTTGCCCCAAATACTCATTGCTACCATACAAGATAGAGTTTTGCCATTTCCACTTAACGAGCTCCACAAGTTTACGATATATGGTGGTAAACTTAGCTTCTCAAGTAATGGGCTCGCAAGTGTGACGGCCATTAAGATCTTTATTACTTTATATTTTCTCAACTCTGCCACTGTATCTTGCCACTTTTTATAATTACCTTTACTACTAATAGCATTATATATTCCTTTAAATTCATCTACACCATCGAAGATTCCATGGCTATCATAAGGAATAAATGCTTTCTCTTTCCAACCTATATGAGATACACTCTCAAGTGTCTTAAGTTCATTTAAAGCCATTATATCTCGAAAATAATTAGTATAATATTTAACATTCTCACTTGTAATATCTAAACCATAATCAGATAATAGCAGTAGTTTTTGATTTATTGTTAGTTGTGTTTTATCAACTATTTTTTCTTCCCACTTATTATCTTTATAATAAATTATCTTTATTTTTTCTTTTCCTGTGTCTTGGTTAATATATCTTTCTATTGGAAATATTAAAAGATGAGAAAATTTATTGTCTGTCTTGCTGTCTGTTATGCCTTTAGATCTACAAATATATTTGCCAGTATCTAAACTTTGAATATCATACTTACACTTTGGAAGGGTTGCTTTTGCATCAAGTAATATTTTATCTTTAAAAATAGCTTCATACTTCTTAAGATTTTCTTGATATTTCTTTGAGATTCCAAGTTCTTTAGCTCTCAAATATAGTTCATTTTCTTTCTCAATTTTATCAATTTCGCTCATATTAAATAATTTAATAAAAGTTTCTTTTGATAAAAGTTCTTTTTCAGTCATAACTATTCAACCCTTTCAAAGTAATTTTCAATTTCAGCTTCGCTATCAATATATTTTGTAATACAATAAGCTAGTGTTTTTTTGATAACTTGCTTTCTACCACATATCGCTGATAGATATTGTGGAGTGACGCCAATCGTTTTGCTGGCATCTTGCTGTTTTCTCAAGCATAAATTCTTGTGTTTCCAAATATACATTTACTTACTACCTCCTAACTTTAATATAATTATAACATTATACAGTTAGCATGTAAATAATAAAATAAAAAAAAGACAACTTTTTTTGTTGCCTTTCTTTTTTTTATTATTAAAATGGTAGCATTTCATTTGTAATTTCTACTGATTTAACTTTTTCTTCTGGCTTGCTATTTCTAGTTGCTTTATATTCTTCATAATCTACAAATGTACCATCTAACAACTTAACACTTGGAACTTTGATTTCTGGCAATTTATCTAAACTTCTGAATTGTACTAACTTTGTGCCTGCTCTAGTCTTGCCTTCACTGTCTTGATATTCTTCAAGTCCAAATACTCCAGCACACTTTAGCCCATTTATTTGAGACCAGTCTTTTTTAGTATCAAATGTAAACCCTGGGTTTGAGTTTTCTAATGATTTAACAAAACCCTTTGTATATTGTAAACTTTCTTTCTTAGTTGAAAGATAACGAGTAGCACCAGCAGGCCACTTTGCTTCACTCAACTTGTTATTTTCATATTGTCTTTGAAAGAAACCAGCTTGTTGTTCGTTTTTGCCATTTATATCTACACAAACCTTCACACTAACATTTCCACTAATTTCGCTTGTATAAAGTCTAGCGTCTTTGATAATAATTTCATGGCCACCAAGTTCTAAAACTTCTCTGTCTCCCATTTCAACTGCTTCAACCTCTTCCCAATCTTTTAATTCAAAACCTAAATTCATTAATTTTCCTCTCTTTCTTATTTTTACCAGCTTGCCAAATAATAAATGTCTTCAGTATCATTATCTATTTCATCTATTACTTGCTCGAGTTGTTCTTTTGTATATTCTATTTTTTCTAAATAATATTCATCATAATCTGTACTTCCAAAGAAGCAACCACTTTGAGTAGGTAGCAATTCTTCGCAAATTTCAGTGTTTACAATAACTTTGCCATTTTCCAAAATTGGCTCCCATTCTTGTTTTTCTAAGCTATATCTTGCGCCATTTCTTATTTTACCTGGCTCAGTAATTACTTCTTTTAATATTTTGTTACAAATATCTAAAAGTTCTTTTAAATCTTCTTTCTTTAACTTATAAGCAATTTGTTCTTCTATTTCTTCGCCTTTATCACAAAAGAACTTGTGTATTTGATTTGCTTTCCTCCAATAAATTAATTCATCTTTGAAGCTCCACAAATCATCAACTGTATTATTTTTGTCTTTTTTCTTTTTTATCAAATACATATCTAAGCCAATAGGTCATCACCGCTTTCTGGTTTCTTGCTTGATAAAAATGTAACCTTATCTGCAATTACTTCTAAGATTCTCATATTATCTTCCATTTTGCTTTGTAATCTACCGTGAATACCCATTAAATCACCTTTATGGCAATATTCTGCAGTATTCTCTGCTATACTTTCCCACAAGGTAAAGTCTATAAAATCTGTTTCATAAATTCCATCTGTATTTTTATATGGCCTTGTACAAGCAAGTGTAATTTTGGCTACTTTTTTGCCACTTTCAGTTTCTGTAATTGTTATATCATTTGTTAGTCTACCTACAATTATAACTTGATTCAACACTATTTACCCCCTTCCTTATCTTCTTTTTCATCTTTTTGCAATTCTTTTATTGCACCAATAATATCACTATATTCATAATTAAATGCTTGCCCTGTTCTTACAAGTGCACGAGTTAACCCTTCCATTATTATATCTGGTGTGGTTTTTCCTTTAATTTTAACTCTACAACCATCTTCATTCCCCTTTATTATTAACTTATAACTTCCATATTCCATTATTCATTTACCTCTTTCTTATCTAATTCGTAATATTCTCTTATTACTTTGTCAACTTCTTTTAGGTCGTTTTCCATTGTATCTTTCTCAAACATTCCAATTGGAGTTTTAACACAATCTTGACCGTTAGTTTTTAATCTAAAAATATATTCGCCATTTTCAAATGAGCTTCTTATACAAACTGTAAACATTCCTTGTAGATTCACTTTATCATCTAATAGTTTACCAATTGTCTTTGGCTTAATATTTCCAAATTCATCTGTATCTTCGTGCATTACTAAGTAAACTGTTTTGCCACCTTCTACATCTTTAATAGCATTTACTAATTCAAACATGCTACTTGCCATTTCGTTGTATTTATCGTACCCTTTAACACTTACTTTACCCATAAATTCGTTTGTTAAAAGATACCCTGCGTCATCTATGACAATTGTTTTCTTATCAGTATTTTGAATTGCTTTAATAAGAACATTGTAGTTATCTACTTTAGGAGCTTCAATATCACTTTTAAATGGTAGTGGCTTTCCTAAAATATTGGCAACTGCTATTTCATCCTTTTTAAAATTTCTTAAACTTGCTGACTTCCCTGAGCCAGACTTTCCAATCAATAAGACTGGTACACTTTTCATTAGTTTCACTCTCCTATTTTCTAATATTTTTTTAACTTCTTTTTCTAAATAAGGCACTTGTATAATCTTATAATTATCTTGCTCTTCACTTAACCACACTATAAACATTTCTTCAAACTTTAAATTGGTATATTTCTCAACTATATATTTATAGATAGATAACTGTAATGAGTAATGATTTAGTGTAGTATCTTTTAAATACTGTAAAGGCACTTTCATTGGCTTAGCATATTTCTCATTTTTGTAAATATCTGAGTTTGTTTTATAATCTACTAATACCAGTCCATTAGTTGCTTTGTTAATAAAGATATGGTCTATTGCCGAAGCAATATCATATTCTTCACTGCCTATAATAAATTCATCTGCAAGATGTTCTAACTTGTCTTGATAATCATTATAGAAATTGTGAGCTTGTTGTTGGATCTTAATAACTGCCATATTATAGTTATGGTCATCATTAAAGTCAATCCAGTGCCACTCTTTACCACTCCACAAACTTTGTATAAACTCGTGGCAAGTACTACCTTTAGCTTTTGAAAAATCATTTTTATATTTCCATTCATCTAAAACTTGTTGTGTAGTTTTGCCATCTCTGGTTGCCACTCTTTCTGCAATAACTTCACTATCAAATTCATTAACATAACTACCTATTAACGAAGTAGCTGAGATTCCAATTTGCTGTCCTTTATATTCATAATGGTGGTCTTCGGAGTAAAACTTAAAATCGCCAAATGCTTCATTTAGTTCTTTGAGATATTGTTCTCTCATTTGATTTACTCCTTCTTTACAGCTTCAACTAAAAGTGTTCTAACATAAGTTGAAAGATTGAAGCCCTCTTTGTAAGCTTTCTCTTCAAGTTTCTTCTTTAGATCTTCAGTTAATGTAATATGAAGATGTGCTGTATTTTTCATATTCACCTCCTATCTATGTTAATCATAACATAAATAAAACAAAATGTAAACACTTTTGAACAACTTTTTAACAAAAAAAGAAGCATTACTGCTCCCTTCTTTTTATTCAATAACAATTTGAAATTTTAGAACATTTTTGCCGAACTCACCAGCATAACCATCTTGACCACCAGTAGTTTCATTATCATATTGCCATGGGTAGTTATTAACTCTATACTTAGCTTTTTTGTATGGTCTTATATCGCTAGGTGTGTAGTAGTAAACTTCAACTGCATCAATTTGTCTACCATCTCCGGCGTAGCCATTATTGAAATCATCTATATTATAGCCCGTGACATAAGGTAGCCACTCAGCACCTCTAACAACTTTACCATTTGTATTTTTTATTTCTTTGCAATGTACTCTATATTTTACACTGCCTTTACTTACTTTAATTGCTATATCTGTAATAGGCGAATTTTCCCAACCAGCATAATCTTCCAAGTTTTTAACTTCGGGCAACCAACCATGCTTCTTAGTTCTTACTCTATAATATGTATCAACCTCACGATTTGATGATGGCAAATCTTTATCTAAATATGGTGATGGATCTATACGAACATCACTTGGGTTTCTAACTTCCCAATGCAAATGTCCACCATAACTTTCACCAGTATTGCCCATATACATAAGTCTCTGCCCACGAGATACTCTTTGGCCTACACTTACTTGTACAGTGTTATAAGCACCATGTGCATATAATGTATAATAGCCATCATCATGTCTTATTTTTACATAGTTGCCATAGCTTCCACTTTCAAACCAATTACAGTCATTACGAGTAGCCACCACAACACCATCGCTATGTGCTACTTCCCAAGCTAATGTATAGCCAGGGCCAACTACATCTATGCCATTATGTACACCAGCTTTATAGCCCTGTGTTATTTCACAATAGCCCCCTTCTATTACTCTACACTTTACACTCATAATTACACCTCCTCTGTGTAGTTTTCTTCTTTTATTTCATCTACAGGTTGCATTACTTCATCTTCCATAGTTCATTCATCCTCCTTACTGTTAATTTTGCTGCCTAAGAAGAACCCAACGACCGTTGCTAGTGTAGTCTTTAATGTTTCATCAATAGGCACTTGTCTTACTATACAATAAGCAAATAATAACATCGTAATAACTGTGATAAATGACTTTAAATCTGACCATGCTTTTTTCATTACATCACCTCCTAAACTGAAGCCATTGTTTTAGTATATTCCACAACTATTCTATAATTACCTCGCATATAACCACTATCGGTATTCATAATACGAAGTGTTCCACCATTATTCATTATAAAAGCATTTATATAATATGTACCCTCAGCTGTTGGTATTGGTTTTATCTGTCCACCATCTACATTACAACTACCATATATTGCTATCACTTCGTTAAGACTAGTTATATTTGTAGTTATATCAGTTTGTGTGCCTGATGATGTACCAGTAAACACTTTTCTATATATATCACTACTATCTACCCATTTACCAATAACTATTTCGTCTTCATTATCTAAAAACTCATTTGGAAAGATCTCCTTTTTATATCTTGTTGGCCTATAAAAATCAACCTTATCTTCATATTCTGACCATAATGATATACCAGTTGACACTCTGCCATTTAAAATTTCATCATCATAGCCATAGTTATCTGCTATTGCTATCTTATAATTATAAACGCTAGTAAATTCAATGTTGCTAATTTCAAGATCTTCGACTGATATATTACCATTAGCGTCTGGAGTTGGAGCTGGTGTTATTGCTGTATAGTTTACTGGCTCACTTGTCCCATCTTGCCATATTTTATACCCAATTTCAGTTAATGAGTTATTATTACCAATTATATCATTAGCTTTATAAATATTACCCTGCAAATTTAATACTGCCATATTATCAGTTAAGTTTGCAATTCTTTGCAATGTTTCTGAGTAAACACCACTCATTCTTGAGATTCCAGTTGCTGTTCTATCAATTGCTGGCTTAGTATATGCAATCGCATCTGGTTTTTCTGATGCATTATTGATAGTCACATATAGAAATGCATCCGTTGTACCATTCATGCTATCTTTAAACCTTTGCATTATTAATGCTTTGCCGTTTGTATCAATTAATATATCATTTTGTGTATAATCAGTATTGAAAACATTAGATACTTGATAGCCAGTTGTGGGTATATTATAGTTTGTACCAGGATGTTCTAGTCTATATGTTAGTGTAGCTCCATCTTCAGCAGTACCATGTAATGTAATTTGCTTTTGGCTTAAATATCTTACTATTGTTGTATCTGGAACATTTAAATCAATCATATCTTGGTTAGTTTCTTCAATATCTGCTCTTTGTATTGTAGGCTGTTTATGTAAACTAGGAAGCGTTGCATTACCACTTGCGGTAGCATACCAGCCCCAGTTAGGAAAATTAAATTTACCAACAACATTTACTGTTTTAGTGCCATCTAGTTCATGTGATACCCAGCCCTCAGTTTCAGCAATGGTCACTTCGCCTGAAACATTAACAACATTGCCACTAACTGTATTTACACCGGTACCACCTATTGAGCCATTACCTTGTATATCATATATATTTCCACCATCATAATATGCGGCAGCTTTATAATAAACATAAGATCTATTATTCCCAATATCTTGTGATGAGTATTTTGCATAAGCTCTTACATATAATGAGCCACCATAACTATCAGTACCTAAATAAGCCCATGCAACCTCTTGATAATTCTTAGTTAATTCCATATTCTATCACCCCCTATTATAGAAATGCCCAAAGCATTCTTCACCATCTTCATCAGTATAAAGTTGAGCTACAAACATTGGTGTATCAGTAATCGTTTTCATGCCATAGTAATATACACCAAATAATCTTAGATCTTTTTGCTTTGACCCTTCTTTTGTATATTCAGCAACCTTAGTTGTACCGTCATAATAATATGTGCCAGTTTCATCAATTTGAGTTTTAAACGAGTTATCATCTGCATATATTTGTAAACCATTTTCATCAAAGGTGAATCCTTCTTTTACTTTAACTGCTGTTATATTACCATCTTCATCTATATTTTTGCCTAAGATTTCTATTGTTCTATTTGTATCAGTTTGTGTTGTTTTAACTTCATTTAAGCCATTAACAACATCATTTAACTTTGATGTAGTTTCAGTTATAATACCTTCATTTTTCTTAGCAATAATATTGGCTTGTGTTATTCCCCTGTCATTACTGCTCATGTATTGATATTCTTGCTCGGATTCATCTGGTGATTCAGTATGTACCATTTCTTCAAGTCCTTGTGTTATATTTACTTCATCATTAAACATTATACATGAGTAAGTTGTATTGTCAACTTTTACACCATACATATCACACAAATCTAGGTAGCAAACACCTGTGCTTGAAAAGTCATTGATGTAATACTCTAGTCCATATAATTTATCTAATATGTCAGCCATATATGTATCTCTATTGTTGCCATTCATTATTTGATTGTCAGTTATTTGTATTGCTATCTTGTCAGCATCAGGTAAATTGCTTGGTATTGATAGTGAGATTTTATCACCATCACCGCCTCTACTTAATACAATTGTATTTACTGGCCCAAACTTTTCACCAAAGTTTACATTGATGTCTTTTAAATTTTCTTCATCAATAGTATCAACACCATCTGTTTTATCATTGCCAACTGAGAACGATGAAGAGCCAGCATTCGTATAAAAAACACCATTTACTAAATCATACATACCTGCCACATTATCGCTTTTACGATAGCAAGGCACATAATCTCTTATTAACTGGTCATTCGTACCATATATTTTTAGTGAATATATCTTACCACTCCAACCATAAGTGGTTAATCTTTGAGTTCCGTATTGATATACCATCAATGGCACTGTTCTATTTACTGTTGGTGGGTCAGCGACAAGTGTATTTTGATAAATAGTAGTACCATCTAAAATAACAGTTTGTTCTCCACTTTTTAATGTCGTTTCTAATCTATGTCTTTCACCGACATTCCATTTTGTATCACTGTACATCCAATTGCTTTTATAACCAATACCTATATAATTGTTCCTGCTCAACACTAGGTGTGAATACCATAGTGAACCCTCTGTTGCGGTTTGATAATAACCCCCAATAAAATACGAACCACCACTTTGTGATACTGCATCAAAAGAGGCATCTAATTTAATTTTTGTTATTTCAGCAGGGTATAATAATGTGTCAAGGTAAGCATTTCTTTGTGTAGTCTCGCTTTTAGAAATATATTCAATTTGTTGATATTCATCTGGCAATAATTTTTTGATATATCTTACTTCCAACTCATCATCTTCATTGATACAAATTGTACTACCACTTACTTCAGCAATCTCATCAAGTACATCTCTAAATGTGTACCCTAATGTATTTTTGCCCTCATCTAGGTATAATTCCTCAGGTATCTCTTTGCTATCATTAGCAAATGCTACATAAGTATAAGCCAAACCTAAATGATTGCATATTGCTTGCAAATAATCTTTTACTGTAATTGGGTATGTTATAAGCACATCACTAACTTTTGGCGTCTCATAATCTTTCATTGCATATAGCATTTTGTCGTAGCAAGTTATTTTATATGAGTTAGTATCTTCTTGCTTTTCTGATTTATATACAATAAAGTTGCCATAATCTATATAGTCATAGCTATTATTTACTTTAACTCCAAACTGATAATTGATAACTGTATCAAGTGGTATATCTACATTGCTATCAACATCCAATTGCTTCATTACAGATTTTAATATAGCACCCTCATAATGCATTGAAACAGAGTTGAGTTGCTCATTACCCAACTCTATTTCTTCACTATTTAAAGTATATGTTATTTTACTATCTAATTCACGACCGAATCTTGATATTCTTTCTTTAAAATCATTCGTATGTGTTCTCATATTACGCCCTCTTACTTACACTGATAACTGACCATTCAAATCCTTCAGCTTTCTCATTTTCAGATATAATACTTTTATTCTCAAGCACCCAGTCTCCTGAATATGTATTCATTGTAATGCTAGCTTTTTTATTTGCGTCATAATAAGTAGTTGTTTGCCAAGCACTATCTAAAATTGGGGCCAAGTACTCAACCTCTGTTTTAGTAAGGTGTCTAAATTGTAATGTTATCTTTGGAAATACGCCAATAAATGTGCCTGACTGAGATCCAGCAAGATTACGACCGCTGTCTTTTCCCCATAATTTATAGTAGCCATATTTTGCACTTAAAATATATTGCCCCATTGAGATTCCATTTATTATTATACTATTTATATTTACAAACATTTTATCACCTACCTATTATAAGCAAAATCATTTTCTGCATTTATCTTCTGTAATTCTTTGCTTATTACCCTTCCATTCATCATATTTGTTATAGTAGCATTTATTGTTATATATCTGCCAATAGCTTCACCAAGTAATGCCATTTGTTGACTATCAGTCAAAGGTACAACACCCTCAGGACCGTTTTCACCACCAAATGCTACGCCTCTACCAATAGGCACGCCTCTACCTGGCATATTGATAATACCACCCTTAGCAAGTCTTGGGTAAAATCTTGGTATATATACATTACTAGGAGCTTGTAAATCAAATTCACTGCCTGGTATAACATCATTTATTTTATTAATGAAACTTCTTATTGCACCAATTACGAGTGTATTTATCATATATTCGATACCACTAATCATAAAGTTAATTAACTTCGTGACAGCTCTTATTGCACCATCAACAAAGTTATTTATTGCTGGTCCTAATCTATTTATAAAGTCTAAGATCTTATCAAGTACTGTTGTAATTAAACTCTTGGCTGTATTCATAATATCTACAATAACATCGCCAACTGTTCTAATGACTTGACTAATTCCATTGAATATCTTTTCAAATAATCTGCCTACTGAGTTAATAATTGGTGGCAATGTATCACCTAAAGCTCGTATAATCTTTTCAATATTTGTGCCAATTGTTTCAAGTATCATATTTAATGTAGGCCCAATTTCAGTAATAAATTTACCAACAGCGTCAAGTATTGTAGGCAATGTTTCTTTTATTACCAATAATATTGCTGATATTGCAGCAACCAATAATACCAAGCCACCCATTGCTAATGGGCTTTGTAATGCATTTGCAGCAATTGTTAATGCAGTTATTAAAACTACCAACGAGCCAATAATTGTAGCCATCAAGCCAATAACATCATTTAATGAAAGACCACTCTGAGCAAATACATCAATTAACCCAGCTATTTCTTTAATTACTAATGCAAAACCACCTAAAATAGCAATTGCTTCAATGCCTTTACCAAGCCCATCAAAGAAACCTTTAAATGTATTGCCAAGCCCTCCAAGTGCTTCTTTTGCACCGCCTAGTTGACTGATCCATAAAGCTAATTTTATTCCTAATAATACAGCAAACCCTGCAACTATGATATTTACCACTTTTTTCCAGTTCTTTTTAATCCAATCGCCAAAGTCTTTTATCGCTTTTCCAAATGTTTCTAACCACTTTGGAGGTTTGAAGTTTTGCCACTCTTCAAATATATCACTTGAAACTCCAGTACTACCTCCACCACCAGCTTCAGTATCACCAAGTACATTCATTTCATCAAAACCAGCAAGCTGATTCTTTAATTCTTTTGCACTTCCTGTGGCTTTTTGTAAGTTTTTGTTTGCACTAGCAAATATATCTCTACCAGTCCATAGTTTTATAAGATATGCTATGTAAAAAACTATCAACTTGATCCAATCAATTATTTTTCTAACTATCGGCTCAAATATATAAGCAAGTGCTGTTTTCATATAATCAATATCAGCTTTTAATTTTTCATCTTCTTGAGAAAGCACATTCATAGCATTTCTCACCGCCATATATGCTCCACGAATTCCAAATATTGCTAAAGCCCATCTACTAACTTTTTTTATTAAATTAGTTAATCCTTTACTTATTTTTTTTATATTATCATTCATAGAATCAAATGTTATTTGTTGCTGTTTTTTTTCAATGTCTTCAATTTTGCCTTTTATTTCTGCTAAATCATTTTTTTGCTTTTCTAATTTCCCTGTTAATTTTTCAACAGTAAAATTTTGCTTATTCCAATCATCTAAAAGCTTGATATTACTATCAACTATATTACTATATTTTTCTTTATATATAGTTATAAGAGCATTATTTTTAGCATGTTTTTCATTTTCCTCTTTTAATAATGCATTTAATCTATCTTGCTCTTTATGATTTTTTTCTATAAGCTCATCAATATTATTAAGTTCTTGTTCTGCATTTTCTAATTCTTTTAGTGTTATATTTATATCTATTTCTTTGTTAGCATATTTTTTTTCTAAAGTAGAATATTTTTTTTCAAATTCTTTGCTATCTGCATCAATACCAATAATTACTGACCCTGCATATTCCACAATATCACTCCCTTCTTAAACCAAGCTTTTTATACAATTCATCTGCTCTTTCTTTTTGTTCTTTTGTTGGTCCTTCTTTCTTTTGATATTTCTTCAATGCAATTTCTTTCTGAAGTTCTATTATTTCATTTCTTGTTTTTACATCTTTAATTTTCTTTGGATCTAAGTTCCTAACATTTCTTATTCTATTCAAAATACAACAATTACCAATTTCACTATTTGATAGTCCATTAAGTAATTTTGTAAATTTCCAAAAATGCATCTCTTCATTTTCTAAGCTCATACCATAATCACTTTGAAAGCTTGCTTCAATGTAGTCCATATCTTCAATAAAGTCCATATCTGGCTTTTTATTTTTTTTATTTTTGATTTCTTCTTTACCACAGCGAAAATACTTTAATGCATATTCTAACAATTGATTATGATGTTTTTTTGCTTCAAGGCCTTTATCACCAAATAATTTATAAATAATAGCTAATGCTCGCTCAACATCACCAATGCTGGAATCTTCAGCTATCTCATTGCATTCTATTGCTACCCTAAAATCAGTATTTATTTTATATTTTTCATTATCAATTATTACATATTTTGGGTAGTTCATTATTTCAACACTTCTTTATCTAATGTCGTTTTATATTTTTCCTTAACTTTATCTGTCATCTTGTTCATTGATAAATCTAAATGTGGAGCAATTTGCTTTTCAATAATATTATCAATTGTTGCTAATGAAGTCCAGCCTAATCTTCTGCCATTTAATAGTTTCTGTACTCCATTTTTCCCAAGAAACATATTATAGATCTCAACTTCTTTACTAAAGAAATCATTTAAAGCTTTAATTTTATCTTCTGTATTTTTACTTAACAATTTTTTACCTTTAACATCTTCTCTTTTATCAATAATAATCATTTGATTTTTTAAATATTCTTTATTCTTTTTATCTTTTTCTATAAGTTCTTGGTATCTCAAAGGCAACTCAATATCTTCCAAATCAAATTCTAAATATTCTCCCGTTGATGTTCCATCACTTGTCTTAATTTCAAGGCGTAAGACATCGTCTTTTTCTAATTGTATGAAATTTTCTGTCATTTCAATACACACTTCCTTTCATTTATAAAAAACAGGGCAGGGCAAACAAACTTTGCCTCGCCCTTTATCTATTTTTTTTGATATTACTATAAGCTTGCAGTTTCTTGGAATGATGGCACTCCATCTGCATCAAATGTCACAGTTCCTGTTTTTGCGTCACCATTATAGTATAAATCGTATTCAATTACTGCATCTTCATTCATGAATTGAGTAATTGTAATTAAACCATCACTTAATGTTGCTGGGTATGTGCTACCGTTTCCATTCCATACATCAATATCAAGTATTTGTGTTTTATAGTCTAATTTATCACGGCCATTAGCTACAAATTCAAAACAAGGGTCATTTTTATAAATAGTCTGTGAAACACTACCTTGTTTTTGATTTGATTTATGAATATTTCTTGAATTCTTTTCAATAATCCATTTTTCCTGGTCAACTTGTGGGTTGTATGAAATTCCATAATCGGTCACACCAATACCTAAGACAGCAAATGTTGGGTCATTAGCTGATGGTGTAGTATCAAGATATGTCAAAAACTGGTCTCTATCAACTTTTTTTATTGTATCAGGTATCTCAACATTCATTTTTATTCCTCCTTATACACTTGCTTCATTATCAAGTTCTTTATTATTTATTCTATATATTATGCGTATCTGAATCTCAAATTCAGCAGTATTTGATGTCGAACTTGTCATCGCACCTGCATTTAAACATTCGATACTTTCTATTCCTTTAATATCTGGCAAAATGCCATTTTTGTTATTGAAATCAATTTTTTTCTCAAAATCTTCAAAGAAACCAATATTACTTAAATTATTTATAACTTCTTGTGAGTATGGCAACCTTCCCCTAAAATTAAACACATCTCTATGGCGTTCAATTCCCATCACCCACTTTTCAACTGTACTTGCCGTTGGTATCTTATCTAATGAATAATTATTAACATCATTACTTAACATATTTGCATTAATTTGATATTTAGTATCATTAATAAGTACATCAACAACAGTAATTAAATAATCTCTTAACTTTGAAATTCTAGTATTTTGATATTCCATTATTTACCTCCGTGAGTTTTAATATAGTCAGCAACTTCTTTAGTTATCTGGTCGCCCTCAGCAGTAATCATTTTTTTGTCCCAATGTGATGTAGCTAATGGATGCATAGATCTATTCCTATTTTCTTCATTAATCTTATGTGTACCATCAGCTCGTTCACCACGCCATTGATACTGTGCATACGGAACATGATATATTATATACTTTCCATCAACAGTTATAGATGCTATACTAGCTAAATCGCCACTATCAAAAGGGACATATTTGTCCATGTGTTCATAACAAGTATTTGCTAAAAACTTTTGGACAGGGCCTCCTTCTTGAAGGCCCAAATCTATCAATATTTGGCTTGTTGGCTTTAATTTTAGAGCCATTACTTACCACCTATATGAATATGTTGATTGATTCCAAAGTTATTATTATTTATACTCGTAATATTATAAATCTGATAATCTTTCAAATCATTTTGTGTAGTTATGTCTTCCTCAATTCTTCCTCTTACAATAATGTCACCAATAGCAAAATTATTAACATCAATATTATCATTTTTCTCATACCAAATTCTAACATCAACATCATTGGCATCTTTAAAGCCCTTTGCTATTCCAGCACCCTTGCCGCCGAAAAACCAAGTATTTTGATAATTATATCTAACCCATTCCTCAAGTCTAGTTTCTTCATTAATTACTTTATGAAATATAGTTGTCTCAAAATTTGTTATCATCTTAAGCTCCTAAATACATAATATGTTCATCATTAACTACAACTCCAAGCAAATAAGTTCTTATAATATCATCAATTTCTACACTCTTTGAGCTAATTATCTCTTTTATAACTGATGATTTCACATAAGTCACTGAATAGCCATCTATACTTTCACTTGCAATATTACCATTTTCAGTAGCACTTTGAATACTCTGAGCATAATTATCTATTGAAGTAATTAAATTATAAATGCACAACTTCACTTCTTGTGGTATATCAGTACTTTTAATTTTCTTTAATCTATTTTGAGTATTTATGTCAATTTTTCTTCTTGCTTCAAATTCCAATAAATTAAAAGGAGTTATGTCTAAAGTACCACCTAAAGACCTATATTCTTCATAAGTTAGGTATTGTCCTTCAAATTCCATAATAACCTCCTTTATTTCTTAATTATAAGCTTACTGTTCCTTCAGGTTTTAAACTTGCAAATGGGAATCTTGCACTTGTTTCGTTTAGAGCATTTACAGGGTTTGGAATCTCCCAACCTAATCTCATAACTACACGAAGTGCAACCATATCTTCTTGTGCTAAGTTATATAAGATAGAGCCATCGCTTGGATCTTGAATAACTGCTTGGTCTAGTAATTTATAAGTAATATCTTGTCTGATAGCATAAACTGCTTGACTGAAGTCTCCAACAACAAGTGTTGATTTAGTTTTGTCCCAAACACCATTGTCCATAAAGTTTCTTGCTACACTTCCAATTTCAGTAGTTTGTAATGGTTGACCAGTAGTATCTGTCATCATACGGAATTTTCCTTTTAGACCTACTCCACCAATTAAGCCATTAACTTCATAGCCACTTTCTTCAACTTTAGTCATAACATCGTTAATATCGCTATATAAATGTCCTGTTTCGTTAACTTCTGCACCAGCACTGATTACAGATGGAACAAGTCCAGCTCTCCAGTCTGTTGGTTTGTCTACTCCGAAGAACATTGCATTATCGATTTTCTTAGCAAATGCTTCAACAATTCTTGGCCTGATTTCAGCCCAAATATCAACTGAAGTATCATTTAATAAGTTTTCTTTAATTGGCACGATAACAGCCAATTCTGCGGCGTTGATAAATTTTTTGTCCCACGCCATTTTTGTAATATTTTTTCTACCATTATTTGTTGATTCATCAACGAAATAAGCAACAGGTAGTGAGTCCAATACTCTTAATTTAGTTTTGTCTGATGTCATATTTGGTAATCTCTTAAACATAGAAAGAGCTTTTGATTCTCTAATTGTACCCTCAAATATCTCATTAGCAACTTGAGTTTCAATTAAGCTATCAACATCAGTTCTTGTAATTCCACTTACACTTGGCATTTTTAATCATTTCTCCTTTTCTTTATTCATTATTTTTTGCACCACGAAGAATATTATTCATAATATCACTCGTAGTTTGTGGTTTTGGCTCACCAGCATTTAATGTAGGCGAGCTTTGCACTTTCTTAACTACGACATCGCCAAAATATTGTGGGTTGTCTTTTTTAAAGTTTTCAAGTGCAGTTGTAAAATCAGTTTCATCATTAACATTAGCCATAACTTCTGATTTTACAAATTTTGAGAATTCTGATTTTACTTTGCTTCCATTCATTTGAATATCTGCTTTTAGGTCTTTATTCTCATTTGTTAACGCTTGCATATTTTCCAAAGATTTTTCATTATCTTGGATTTTATTATTAAGATCCTTGACTTGTTTTTCATAGTCAGTAATTGCACTCTTATAATTAGAAATTTCTTTTTCTAGCGAAGTATATTTTTCTTGCTCGCTAGTAATACTCTTTCCATATTCAGCCATAATCTTGTCAATAGTTTCCTTTTCTAAATTCAAATCCTCTAAAAAATCGCGTTTCATAAATATCTCCTCCTATCGTTAATTTTACGAGCCACGAACTCGTGTGATTTGACATCTATATACATAATATCATAAAAAGGAAAAAAACGCAACTGCGTTTATTTCTTGCTTTTTTTAGTTGTCTTTTTTACTGCTTTATTTACTTGATTTGCAATTTCTTTTACTTCTTCTGTTTCTAATTTTACACTTACTTCTGGCTTTTTTTCTTCATCATGATATTCAATTTTTGCTTCAACTTTTGGCAACACTTCAACTATTCTTACAACTACTTTTTTTTGTGAGTTTCCACCGCATAAATATTTTGCCATTGCTTCATCGCATTCAAAAGTATCACCTATAAATAATGTTCCCTTCTCATCAATTGATTTTCTAGTGACATTTTTTAACTTGTCAAAATCGTTCAATGTAAATTTTTCAATAACTTCGCATTTAATCATATTATTTCCTCCTAACTTTAAACCATTTTCAATTCTTGCTACATCTTTTATATCATCTACATCATTTGTGTAGTCATTTATAATTATATAATCACCTTTGCTATCGAATATACTATTCCAATCACCATACCATTTTGCATTATAAGCGAGATCTAAACCATTCAAATATCTATATACTGTCCATGCTAATGGGCTACAAAAAGCATTTTTAAATTTGCCTTCATCCACCATTTTAAGTAAATCATCAACTGCATCTCTAAACATTTTGTAATTTGTAGCTTTATATGCAAGTGGCTCTCTGCCACCAGCACATCTTATATCTTTATATGGTATGTCTTGCTTATCGGCAGTGCAAAAAAACATTGTGTTTTTTACTTCGGTTTCAACAATAATTTTTATTGCTTCATCGCTAAAATATACATCACCATGTAAATAGCATACTGGCTCATTTATGGGGTAGTAAGCATTTAACCAACTATATTTTGACGCCTTATTTTCATTTGGCGACCAAGTTTCAAACTCATCTTCTTTATTATGCAACAACTCAACATCTAAATAATCAAATGCTGGGTTGTTAGTACTAATTGCTATATCAGTGATTCCATTTTCTCTTAATAGTCTAATTGTTCTTTCTACAATTACTTCACCATTTATTTTTAATAATTGTTTTGGCACATCAAACTTTGGGTATTTACCCCCGCACATAATTATATATTTGATATTAATCACTCCTCACAAAAATTCCAATGTAATCCACTAGCAGTTTTTCTTTTACCATAGCATACCATACATACATTAGCAGAATTGAAGCCATTCTTTTTTAAATCTGCTTGATTTTGATATATATTACCATTTTCTATACAAATTATAGGTTTTGATTTTCTTTTATAAAAATCTTGTTGCCTTTGCGTCAGCCCATATTTAAAATATCTTTCCTTCTTACTTTTTTTTATTTTTTCTATTGTTTCAGCACTTATTATTTTCCCTTTTTCGCTATTGCTTATTTTTTTCTTTTGCTCTTCTGTCATTATTGCACAATTCCCGCCATCATTTATATTAAAACCAAATCCTTTAATGTTAGATTTATATTTTTTTATCAATTCTTTTTCTTTAGCTTCTGCTTCTTCTTTACTTAAATTTTTAAATAGTATAATATGTTCAAAATTATTCCAACCATATTTTTTAATTGCATTATAAAAATATGATGAATGAGTATAACCTAAGCCATTTTGCCATCTTTTTTGAGGTTTTTGCTTTGTCATGCCTATATATACTCTATTATCATTTATCAATTTATGCATATAAATTATATATTTCATTTTTCCTCCTAGTATTGTTGATATATATTATTTTTTACTTTTGCTTTGCACTCTTCAATTCTTGCTTTTATAACTGGTATCATTTCTACATGTTTTATTGTATCTAACATTTGTAATTGGTGCCCTATGTGGCAATATGCAGACGCATCCCAGTAGCTATTTCTTACTATTGACACGCTGTTGTCTGTATTCAATCTATTCCATATATAAACAATTTCTTTTAAATTAACTACATTATCAAAATTTAATTTATCGGCTACTTTATATGACCATACCCTATCTTCCATTAATGTATCTTCGCAAAAAAAAGCAATTTTATCTTTTCTTATAACTCTAGCCCATGCAGTACACCATAATCTGTTATTTAACGACCAAAGATCTTCATAGCATTTTACTTGATTTAATGTTTTGCAAGTTAACCCTCTTGGATGTAGCATAGCACAACCTAATGTCATCAATTCATGATTATATAATCTACTATTTATATTTTCTAATACTTGCTCATGCTTCCACCAGTCATCAGAATCTAAAAAGCAAAAGTAATCAAAATCTAAATTAGCCAGTGCATATTCTATACCTGCATTCCTACTTCCACCATTATATCGCTTTCTAATATTTTGGATCAATATCAATCTATCGTCATTATAACTTTTAACAGTATCAACAGATGTATCAGTCGAGCAATCATCTATAACTATAAGCTTAAAATCTTTATATGTTTGATTTAATACACTTTCAATGCAATTTCGTAAATATGTTTTCCCATTATATTCACCATGGTCATTATTATAGTTCGGAATAATAATTGCAAATTTATAATCTTCCTTGTCAGCAATTTTATTATAATTATCATCTGTAATTTTAGCTTTCTTTATACAATCAATATTATAATCTGTCAAATTAATGTCTACATATTCACAATTTTTATAATAGATACAATGTAATTTTGTCTTTAATAATTCATCAAAAGTTTCATCATTATATAGATAAATATACTCATTGCCATCTTCTTTTTTTGCACTAACAGTATTTTTATCAATAGCTATTTTCATAAGTTCACCTAAAGTAATTATATCATATCAAAAAGAAAAGAGCAACTGCTCTTTCTGCGTGGTACACGCCTTATATAAAAATTGAAAAAACTAGGAATGTAGCTATCTCTAACTACATAATAATTATATCATAATCATTATTAAATGTAAATCATTTTCATAAAACTAGCCATGCATCTTCGGCTATTCTTTCACTTGGATCAAATGTATCATAAATAACTCCATATTTAATACAGCAAATATGCCCATTCATAGTGCATAATATAATATTGTTTTTATATTCCTTAGCTACATCTTTAACTTTATATGGTAAGTATGGAACTCTAGCAAAATTTACATCTAAATATCTTCTGACAAAATCTCTATCGTCCATCATAGTACCATTTATTTGTGCAATATCACTAAGCTCATTATATACTTCATCCCACGATTTATTTGTAGCACAACTCAAGCTTCTTATAACACAATCATCTTCATATTTTCCAAGTGGATTCTCATTATAAAAATTATACATTTTACATCTGAGCTATTCTTTGAGCAGTTTGCCTAATCATTTCAACTTCTTCTGGTGATTGTGCATCTTCTTTCAACATCTTTGCAAAATGTTCCATACTTTCAAGCATATATTTCAAACTTTTCTTTGTATCTTCACTTGCACCATATCTCATCTTGCTCTCTTCATATCTACCATAATGGTCGTACATTCTATCTAAATCATCATGGCCTCTGTATCTCATATCAGTGCCATATCTTCCATAATCATCATAACCACGATATTCCATTCTGCCATAAGTATCATACCCTGGTCTTCTGCCACTATAATTTCCATAATTCATTTCCTTGTCCTCCTTTGCCATGTGTTTAATTTTACTTAATTTATATAAATAATCTAAATTGTCTGTCCTAAGTCCTTCTTTTAATATTCTTTTAATGCTCTCCTCCATTTTTTCAATAACTTTATCTTCCATCAATTTCACCTCTTTCCTTAAGCAACTGTATAATTTCTTCGTTTTGTCTAATTATTGTTTTAAAATATTTCTCATCTTGAGCTTGTAATTCATTCATTATATCGCTATTGTTGTAATCTTTGAATAAGATCTCTAAACTCAGAGCTTGTAAAAATAGCGAAGTTATATCTATTGAATTCCTCATTATGCTATTTTCTCAATAATTAAGTTAGCGTCCTTAATAATAGGTATTTGTGTTGCTACTGCTGGAGATACTCCACCAATTGCTGGTAATGAGCCGACTGCAATTGTTGTGTTTACTCTAGGACATATCTTTATCAATTTAGTAAAAGCTACATTTCTATATGTATTTGCAGTGGTCACTTGTGTATCAATTTCAGTACCCTCAACATCAGTACCAGTTGCTGATTTTAATGCTAATGCTACTTGGCCTGTTGTTGCACTTGTTATATTTGCATTAAAAGATATTTTAAATGTACCGCCACCTATTAATGTAAAATCACTACCACCATCCATAAATTGTAGCCAGCCACAACAATTTGCTGTTCTACTTCTCACATCAATAGTATTGAAATTGATATTATCTGTATTGCTTGTTAATGTTTGAGGCAATACCTCTAATGTTTGTATCATAATCTTTCTCCTTTCTTTAATTAAAAGAGACAGAACTTGTCTATCTCTTGTTAGCAAGTTCCTGTAATCAGGTTTATAGTTATCTATTCTTTGCTATTACATTACATTACTTCCACATCCACAGCCATAGGTATAGCCATACAATGATTGATATGGGCTTGAAACAATATATGCTGGCACAGCTCTTGGTGTGACTTGGCTAACAATATTTGTGCCAATATTATTTGCTGTTATAGTGTTCTTTAGGTCATTTACTTGACTTCTTAAATCATCAATCGTATTTTGACTCATAGCATCTAATATGCGTTGAGTGTTTTCAATAGATTGAGATTTAAGCTCGCAACAGCAACTATCAAGTTTTGCTTGTGCTTGTAATGCAGTTGTTAATAGATTTGTATTCAATTCGTTAGTTTGAGTCAGAATATCTCTTTCAATACCACATTGTCCTAATTGATTTGCATATCTATTTTCCATAATGTCTGCTCTCACACCACATAAGCTATTTGATGTATTATAAAAGCCATTAGCAATGTTAGAGTTAATATCACTGCAACAATTACACATTTGAGTTGACAAATTACCAAATCCATTCGTCACGGTATTTGATAATTGACTAATATCTCTTTGTGTAAATTCACTTGATACAAAATCAGTAGTTGCTAGGTTGTTTCCACCCCAGTTTCCACCAAAGCCATTGCCCCATCCACCATTAAATAATAATGCTAGTAAAACAATTGCCCAAATTCCATCACCACCGAAGAAACCATTACCAAAGCCACTGTTCATCATTGGGTATGGGTAAAAACCATTTCCACCATTAGTAGTTGCTAGCTCAACAGTTGGTTGAATTCCTGCACTTCCGTTCATTTATTCCACCTCCTTCCATATTCTTATTTATATCTACTTATTTCAAGTTGATACCATATTTACTTAATTGCTCATCACTAACTCCAAAACCATTAGCAAATTGTCTAAATTGCTGTATCTGTTCTGGAGTATATTTGCTAGTCATATCTCGCAAGATCTTACTTGGATCATTTTGACTTTTTAATAGGTTTTGAAACTGTTGAAACATTTGTGGGTTTTTCGCTTTTAATTGTGTTTGTAATTGACTCATCAACATTGTCATCGGATTCATACTCTTTCATCTCTTTCTTTAATTCTTTCAACTGAGCTTCAAGATATTCAATTTTTATATCTTTATCATCTCTAGGTATTATCTCAGTTAGTTCGTATGTCTTAATGTCTCCCTTTGTATTCTTTACCCATACAACTGACATATCTTTGCTAAAATATGGCGTATCACCTATCACCATATCTCGTTTAACTTCATCCATAGATTCAGCATATCTTATTGCTTCACGATTAGTCGGAGCTATTTGGAAGTTTTGAGTAAGGTTTGTTGGTTGTTGTACTGGCTTTTGTAATTGTTCTTTCATTCTTTCTAACTCTGCCATCTGCATATTTATTCTGTCAATACTTGCTTGTGGGTTGTATGCATTTATCATATATGGGTTGTTATACATAATTACCTCCTATAAAAAATGAAAAGAGACAAGCTTTATTGAAGGTTTTATTCTTCACACTTTATCTCCTTTCATAACTAAATCATACCAAAATAAAAACGATAAAAATTATCGCTTTTTCATCATTTATTTCTTTGCAGTAATATCAGTTTTGCAACTTCATAATCTCTATATTTTTGATACTTTTCTTTTAGTTCTGAGATCAATCTTGATATTGTGGCAGTACTTTGTGCTGTCTCATTAGCTATTTTAATAATAGTCTCGCCTTTGATATATCTAGTAAGTACATCAATTTCATTATCATTTAATATAGTTTTGCTCACGAAATCGCTGAAAATCTGCATTGAGCTTAGTTCTTTCTTAATAACTCATCACCCATTTCAATATACAGTTTGGAATCTCGTTAATATTATCAAAATATTATCAAATTCTTTCTCTATGATGGCTATTATATATAAAACATTAAAAAATTATATTATAAATTGTTATAAATTATTATAAATTATTATAAATTATTATAAATAAACGATTTAAAAAAAATTATATATTTTTTTATAAATATCTCGTTTTCTATTGGAAACTGTGGCTGTACTATACCCTGTAGCATTAGATATTTCTTTAATTGTTTTGCCTAACAAGCACATATCTAGTATAGTTTTTTCTTTTTTACTTTCTCTTAAAAGATTTCCATTTGTAATATAATTATATGTTTCTTTTGGCATATCATAATAAAAGTGTTCTTTTTTCATATTTCCTCCATATTTAAAATTAAAATTTTTTATTATAGCCATATTTATTTAAATGACTTTTATAATGAATAATAAGTTCTTTTTCTTTTTCAAGTGCTTCTTTTTCAGTTAAAAATCTATATACTATGTCCTTTTTTATATTATTCCAACCATATTTTATAATATCATTATACATAGTTTTATTACTTATATAATTTTTGCCATCATTCCATCTTTTAGCTTCTTTTTGACTTGTAATACCTATATATACTTTATTGTTTGGAAATGTTAATATATATACTTTAAACCCATCATTGTTTTTATTATTTCTTTTATTCTGACGATGTTTATAATTCATAAATTTTTTAGTAGCATTGAATATATCTCTTCTCCTATTACATATAGTTCTATAAGAACAATTTGATTCTTCAGCAATTTTACTTACTGTTTTGCCTTCAACTAATTTAAGTAATATTTTTTTATCTCTATTTCTTAATATATTACTTTTTAAAATATTTTGTAGTGCTTCATCAGTATAATCAAAATAATATTCATTTCTTTTCATACTTACCTCCTTTAGTAGCTATGTATTATAAAACAATGAGATCTATTTGTAAATAAAAAAAGACACTAATGTGCCTTTATTTCTTTCACTTCGTTCTTTATTGTGGCAATATCTTTCTCAGCAACTATCATTCTGTCCTTTAGATTATTATACTTTTGCACTTTTTCATCTAGCTCATTAATTCGGTAAATAACTAAATCATTGTTCCTCTTATTACTCGATAATGTCGCTATTACTGAAGGTATAGCTACACATAAACCACTAACAACGGCTACCCAAATTTGTTGCATATCTCTTACTCCTTTTTATTGATAATATAATTATAATACAAAGTAAGAAAAAAGACAATAGCACTTGTCTCTTTTTTATCTATCTTTATTGTAGCTCCAGCTTTTAAATTTTTCACCACGCCACAATCTCATTTTCTTATTCATTTGTTGCTTAAAATATGCTTTGTCATCTAGTATATTACCACATAAATGACATACTCCAGAATATTGTACATATTCCTTATGATTACAATAGCCACATTTTTCACACTGTATATTTACATTTTTGATTGGTTTCTTCTTCTGCATTTATTACCTCCATAATTTAATACATAATCAAGTTGCTTACCTGTCATGTGGAAAAATCTATTCGCATACATTGTTAATGTATACTGCCTTCCGTTTTCTTTCAGCATCTTTTTTAGTTCCTTATTCTTTATTATCATTACTATTCTCCTTTATAAATAATAACAACCTTTAATTAACCCTTTTTTTCAATAATTATTTTACCATCTTTAGAGTATATCTTCAATTCATCAGTATCTTTTATTCCAGAATCTTCAACAACAAATCTTGATATATTTATGTGATAGCAATTTATTTTTCTTTCACCATTATTTGTAATATAATGTTGCTTGCTAAATTTTGGCATCTTTTGCCCCCTTTACATATTCAATAGCTAATTTATGTCCTATTTTTGCTTGTTCTTCAGTTGTATATCTTTCTTGATAGTCAAATTCACCACCAAAAACAATTTTACCATCTTTATCTTTTTTAAATATCATTGTTTCATAATATAATGGTGGGCCATCACCAAAACTATGATCTATTCCTAAATCAACAGTTGATACTATATAATCACCAACTTCTGTTTTTAAATCAAATCTATTATTAAAATCAAAATCATCTCTAAAACCATATTTATTCATAAAAATTCAAATCTCCTTCCTTATTTATTTTGTTCCATTCTTCTGATGTAATAATTCCTCTATCATATTTTTCTTGTAAGTTATAATAACATTGCTCTAAGTATCTTGTATTGTGTTCTGGGTATTTGTAAAATACTGCTAATCCGTTAAAATCTCCTTTTGAAAAGTTTAATAATTCTTTTACATATTGCTTTTTATATTTTATATGTCTTTTATCTAATTCATTAACGACCATTTCAACATACATATAAAATATATCTTTTTTATGTTCTTTAACATAACTAACAAGTGGATGTTTCAGTGTTCCTTTTTCCCATTGCCTTTTAATAGCGATGCATTCTCGCCACTGTGATATTAACATTTTGTTAGGTAATACTGGTATCAATTTATAATGCCACAATCTCATCTCTTTTTAACCTTTCTTGTTTGCTTAGTGCAAATATATATAACATCAATAGGAATAAACATTACTGATGCAATACATAACCTCCATACATTTAGATTTGTTTTTACTAAATCTTTATCAACCCATATTAACAGCCCTATTTGTACTAACATCATTACCAATACCCCGACTTTACAATAATTTAGTTTTTTCTTCATTTTATTCTCCTTTTAATTTCTTTTGTAATTCTTGCATTTCTTTTAAACACTCACTAGCTTTTTCAAATTTGTTTTCTTTAGAATATTTGTCTATAAGATACCCTAGATCTATGATGTCTTGTCTAATTATTTCTTTTTCTTTCTTTGTTAGTTTCATCTTTACCTCCTTTGTTATAATAATATTACTATATTATAACAAAAATGTAAAGTGTTTTTTATCATTTTACACAAAAAAATGAGCATATTTCTATGCTCATAGTATGGAGAATATATGGATTCAAATGTTCCAACAAAAATATTATATCATATTTACTTTTTTTTATCAAGTTTTTTCTTTAGATAAATCAACATTAACTCTCCTATACCCACTAACTCTAGCCCTATCTAATGATGTAGGTAGTTTGCTAGCTTCCGATAGATCTTTATATTTATTTGTTAACTGAGTTATTTTTTCTTGGCTCTCATAAATTAGCTTGTCATTATCACTAGCCCTCGCTAAAATCTGTGTGTCTTTTTGCTTCCTTATTTCTGTTTCTAGCTTTCTTTGTAGCTGTGTGCCCTCATACATAGTATAATGCTTGCCTTCAAAGTCAAAACCTTTGTTATTACTATCTATTATTTCTTGCAGTTGCTCATTACTATAATTTGGCTTATTAACTCCAAGTACAATACTAAATACATAATGGTAGCAATTATATTGGCTTATCGAACGCCTATCGTGGCCTGTTTCTAAAGATACAGCAGGAAACTCTATGCCATCATAAGACACTGCGTCTTGGTCTGTTTGGAATCTCTCAAACTCTTCATTAGAGAACTGCCTACCTTGTACTAGCTCATGGTCAGGAGCTGGGTTAAGATGCACTGATATTTCTACGCCATCAGAATCAAATTCTTCACCAAATTGTTGTTGGATCTCGTTATGCATATTTCTCAATGCACCCTTCATCTGCATACGAACTGCACTATCAGCACTCATACTTCTTCCACTAGCAAAATCAACTGTACGAATTCCACTTTCGCCAAGTTGTTTTAAAGTTCTATACATAGCACTGTCAAATGTTTCTTTACCTTGGCCTACATTTAATACAGCTTCATCAAGTAGCTTTTGATACATCTTAGAGATCTCTGTATATTTTATTCTACCTTTATCAACGGTCGCAAAAGCAAGTGTCTTAGTTAAGTTAGCATATTCTTTTGCTGTTATCTTAGCTAATGCTTTTACTTGCTCTTGTAGTTGTTTATTTTCATCCCAAGGTATATATCTTTTATTCCTATATTTATAAAACTGCTCAGCAAACTCATAATCATTCTTTGCAACCTCTTTAAATATAGCTTCAATATCTTGTATATTTAGTTTTGTTATTTCTTTTAGTTTGCGAGTTATCTTTTTGTAATCGCCACCATATTTTAGAATCTGGATCAATTGCTGAGCTTTACTAGGCGAAAGAGTACCAAGTTTTTTGATACTCTTGCCTATTTCATCCAATACATACTCATTAGCTTGTTCCATACGAACGACTAATCTTTCAATTACTTTATCTATCACTTCATCTGATAGCATAGGAAACACCTCCTATTTGTTTTTAGTAGCCAATAGTCCAACCAGCATCTAAGAAATCCTGATAACTTGGTAGTGCTTGAATTTTTGTTTTTGGCTGATGTGTATTATTAAAACCAAGTGTCGATAATGTTTTTGTACCGGTATAGGCAGTTGCATTTATACACATTTTTAAAATATTATTTAAACTTTCATTGGTCAAATTCGCACAACCTTGAAACATAGAAGCCATTTGAGTCGCTTTACTTACATCAAATACAGGTATTGTTCTTAATCCTTGAGCACCATAAAAAGCATTACTCATTGTCGTGACATTACTTGTGTCAAGTAAAGGTACTTCAAGTAATGAATAACAATTAGCAGCAAAATAATAAAAACTTGTTTTAGAACTTGTGTCAACAAGTGGGCAAATAATAACATCTCTTCCTATATCAGATAATCTCGAGTCGCTTTGCCAATCGTTTTTAATTCTTTGTGCTATTTCATAAGCATCGTTTAGACTTTGTGGTGGGGTACTGTACCCTAATTCACTCCAATCTTGGCCACTACCACCTGATTTTTTTCCTAGTTTATAACTTAATATGTCCATTTTATATCTCCTTCCATTGTTTATTTTCTGCATCAAACATTAATATTTTTCCTGTGTCAATTTCTATATAAATTGACCCATTGCCAACATTTACTGGCTTTTCATCAGTTGATAATCCTCTTAATTCAACAGTATCATCTTTTTTTGTAAACATAGAAATCATAAATCAACCCTCCTTTCAATTCTTTTTTTTATTATATAATTGATATTCTTTATTCTGGCTCATCGTTTAAAAAGTATTGTCTTATAGCACTAGCACTAATCACAAACGGTAAGTCATTATTTACTTGGCTTATGTTAGTTTGTGTGTCGTAAGATAGTGCTTTCTTTATATTATTTAGTTCTTCTTGTAGTGTATCGTTTAGTAAAGTATATATTGGAGTATTGCGTATATAATAAACTACAAGATTGTGAGTACTTAACCATGTTTTAAATGTGGTCGTATTACCGCCAAAATAGTTGTTATAATCAAATAGCCATAATACACGACTAGTATTTCCAATTCTACAATCAGGAAAGCCAGTACATATTGCAGTTCCTATATCTGATTTTCCTTTTATAAGAGATGTATTTGATAATTGAAAATATTGATATGTTGAATTGTACGACCATGTATATTCAGAGCCAGTTAATCTTAATTTGCTTATATTTTGTTTTAGATACCATTTACCCTTTTGTAATGTAGTATCACTTTCAGTTGCTAAATAGAACTCATCAGAATAATTGCCAATTTTACAATATGTTAGATCCATGCCATCTAAATGCAATGGTAGTGTTTGACTTTGTGTATTATCACTATTAGATATTACTATTTCATTAGCTTCTCTTATTCCATGTATCACTTGTGGGTATTTTGGATTCTCAATTGTTGCTAATTCACCATAAACAAACTCACCATTACCTTGATTAGTATAAAATTTACTATTAACCATATCATACATGCCAGGTTTATTATCACTATTTCTTAAACATGGTATAAAGTATCTAACCAATGTACCATTGTCATATAATTTTAAACTATAAATCCTCGTTATTTGATTTCTATAAGACAAATATTCCTCGTGTAATGCAAACATATACATTGTGTAAGGCGATGTTGAAAACGTTTGTGTTGAGCCATACGCTATTGCTGTGCCATCATAATATAAAGTAGCATTATTATTAGATACTATATGTCGTGCTGATGTATCAGTATTACTTATAAAACCACTATCATAAGTACCGAAATTTAAAGCAACTTGCTTACTATTTTTATTTACCCATATTGCGACCTTTCTATTACTGCCACTGTCAGTATCTCTTTCACCAAATATAGGCATTGGGTCATATTCATAATTTGAGCTTACAAATTGAAAATCCAATTCAAAAGTAGTATTTGAATTTGGCTTAAACCCAGTATCAATATATTCACCAACACCAGTACTTTGTAAATATTCCACTTGTGTAAAATCTTCTGTATTTAACAAAGTTGGTGCTAAACCTATGTCCATTCTTGTATTGGCAGTATTATTTAATGATATGCTTGTACCACTTCCTGTTGCCTTTGGTAAACTTGCAAATAATTCTGCACCATCATCTTTTAATATGTCTAGGTATTTATCATATAACTTCTCTGGGTATTGCCTAAATGTCTCGTTAGTTAGTGTTCCACCAGCAAAGTTGATTGTCTCTTTGATTTGGCGTTTGGTTTCATTAAGGTATGTTAATTTTTCACTCGTAGTTCCCATTAAATCACCTCACCATTTATTGTATCTAGTACTGTGTTTATGTCTCCTACTAAACCATCAACATAATTTTTATCAACTAAACCTAAATCACTTGTTGTTTTATTTCCAGTTAATTCTACATTATTTATCTTTGGCTTGTTAGATAAATCTGAATAATCAGTTGTACCCCCACTAGCAGTTGAGCTTATAACTCCATTTTCTATTGTTATATTTGTGCCAGCAGTATATTGCATATAACCATCTCTACCTGGTTGACCATCTCTTCCAGCAGGACCTTGTGGACCAGTAGCACCTGTAGCACCAGTTTGCCCTTGAATCCCCTGTGGTCCTTGTGGACCAGTCAAACCTTGTGGTCCTTGTATTCCTTGAGGCCCCCTATCACCTTGTTCACCTTTTTCACCATCGAGTATCTCTACTTGCTTTGTTGTACCATCTTTTTTAGTAATGGTCACTGTTGTTGTTGTTCCAGATTTACTTGCGTCTAGATCTAATGTATTTGCTTTTGTAATGGCGTCATCAACTGAATCTAATTTACTATTGACTAGCACTAGCCCATCTTGTAATGCTTGCTCATATTGTTCCATTTCGCTTGGAGTTATTGGCTCGCTATTTTCAGCATCTTTTAAAGAACCTATATCAGTTTTAAAATATACTGGTGTTGGGTTGTATCTCTTTATTTCTTCTTCGCTTTCAACTAAATAAGCTACAACACCAACTTCAACTGTACCTTCTTTAACTAACACTTCTTGAGGTATACTACACTCATTATTAACAATTATTTGTTTATATGTTTCATTGCCTAGTGTAAAGTATGCTTCCTTTACATAGTCATCAGTTATTTCTTCAGCAAACTCAAATCTACATTTACTGATGTCAATTTCTTTTTCGTTAACTGCTTCTTCTTTATCTAAAATTATTTTATGTGGTTGTACTATTAACTTCATTATTCTTCACCATCCTCAATTATTCTTATATTTTCATATTTAATCAATTCTTGTGGATTAGACATATCATCAAATGGTGGTTCTAATTTTAATTTATCAAACTTTTTACATAATGGACTAATGTAAAGTTTTATTGTCGCGTCTTCAAGTTCTAACTTAGTTATACAAGCACCATATTTTTTCCCATCAATGATAAGACCATCATGTGACCATTCAAACTTTTCTAACTTCATTATTCTTCACTACCTTTATTTTTTGTTCCAAGTAAATCATCAATGCTTGGATCATCTGCTTTTATATCAGCTATTTTTTGCTTAGCTATTTCCTCAGTTTCACCAAAGATCTTTTCACGATATTCCACTTTGCCTAGCAAACCAGCACTAACTTCACGCATTGCTCTGTTGGCTTCAGTTTCTTTATCTTCAATGATACTATCGTCAAACTTAATTACCATATCTTCTGTATCTATATTATATTGGCCGAATTCACTTGAAGCATAACATATAGCATTGACTAAGTCATAGATAGCACTTTCATAACCTATCTCTAGCTTCTTTTTACGCCTAAACATCTTTGAGTTGCTACTTACAACCGCTGTTGCTGTTGACAAGTTAGTTCCATCAAAGTGATAATGATTCTCACCAAAGCCAACCTTATTGCCTAAAACATTAAGGTTTGTATTTAATGTTGCTATCTGCTTGTCAGTTCTTAAATCATCACTATCTGTTTGTATCAAGTCATCTTTACCAGCTCCCTTTGGCAACTGATAAATCGTAGTGTCTTCTGGGTCAAAAACAAGCTTCTGCTCGCCATTATCATAGTTAAACATTTCAGCTCTTGCAAATGTTCTTCTTCTGCCATCTTTTATTTCATTCTTTAAAGCGTCAAAGCAAATATCAACAGCTTTCATATTGTCAATAGCATTAGCATAGTGTGGAATTCCAAAAGGCGAGTTATCAAACAAATTGTTAGTAAGTAATGGCTTAAATATTGCAAACCATTTCTTATCTGATTTCGTATCAAACTCACTAATTGTTCCTTCTTGTGTAGTTATCTCAGTTAAGTTGCCATTTGTTTCTCTAAATAAATGGTTATAGATAATATAATTGCCACTATCAGCAAGTTTGTGTACTGATAATACTATATATTTTTGCCCATCTATATATTCAGTACTTCCAAACGCACACTCAGTTATTCCTTTGTTATTCCAACTTAGTGGAAAGATCCAGTCTATATCTACTAAGTCAACTCTGGTTTTAGCTTCAGATACATCAAGTATCATATTATCTTCATTTTGAATAATATCATACACACTAACAACTGCAGCTTCAGTTCCAAGTGCACCTGATTTTTCTATTGACTGGTTAATGATAGAGTAAAAGTCAAGTGTTTCAATTAACTCATCAAATTGTTCTTGAGCTTTATCATTAGCCATCGAGATCTCACATTTTTCACTCCATAATAAATCAGCCCAGTCTTCACTTATTTCTTTCGCCATATTCATTGTAAATCTGTGCTGTTTTACTTTTCTATCACCATTATAGATAAAATAGTTGTGAAAACTTCTTACATTACCCCTATACCAGCTACGCCATTGCTCTATATATGTCTTGATGACATCTTTGACATCTGGATTATAGCCGTATGTCTTCTGTAAAAAATCATCTAATTTCATTGTATCACTCCTTTATTTTTATTCGTTTTGTATCATAAACAACTATTTGATTACCACCTGTTAAACTATCAAAAGCTGGTGTATTTTGCTTTATAATTATACCAGGGTAATTTTTCTCTAATATAGGAATTAATGCTTCTTGCTTTATGTCATAATAGTCTTTCCCACTTGCTGTCAATTTAGTTATATTATCTCTATATTGTTTTTGCTCATTTGGTTTTAAAAAACTTGCAGCTCGGTCCCATGCATTATTTTCACCATTTAATCTTGATGCATAATAGCCATAATTAATGACTAAAAAACCAGTTGTATCTATATTCGCTCTTATTTCACCAGTACTGTTTAAATATACTTTATAAAACATACTCTCGTTTTTTCCTGTTGCGAAATAAACTCCCTTTCCGTATGCAGAGCCACCAGCACTTCCAGCTTTTGATAAGTCGAAACCTTCTTTTTTTATTTTTTCTACATTTTCTTCTTTAGTTATATGCACTGGTGCGATAATATCTTTGCGTTTGTATTCTTCTTTTATTAAACTATTTATATAATCATTTGTATCTTTTTTTGAAATAAATATATGTCTGCCATCCTTTAATGTCACCCATCTTCTATCATCAAACATTTTAACCTCCTCTTATATTCATCATTAACTTATCATAAAATGGAAACATAGAATATTCGCTTGCATCCAAATCATCAATAGGTGTAGTGCCATCATCAAGTCTAGTGTCTGGTTTTTTATCATCCCATACTGCTTGTTGATATGCTTCAATTAAATATTTACACTTTTTCAAAATAAAACGCCTGCCCTGTGCAAATAGCATCTGGTCCATATAAATTCTATCTATTATCTGGCCTTTGATACAGTCTTGCACATATAACGGAATTCCATTTTCTTGTAGTTTCTTATTTAACCCATAAGTTAACACCTGCCCTAACGCGCCATAGTCTCCAAATGCATGCGTCACTTTGCCATACTCGTTAACGACCTCATAATAAAACTTAATAAACTCATTGTAAATAGCATCTGGAGTATACAGCCCAGCCAGTTTCTTCTCAGCAATACTCCAAGCTTCTTTAAAGTACTGAGTTATACCTGTAGCTTTAAATTCTGTCTCACCTTTTGTAGCACCGTAGTCTATACCTATTGAGACTATTAAGAAATTTATTTTGTTGCCGTTATTATCTTTTGGAATCTCATCTCGTACAAACAAGTCATTGTTATTTGCAAACTGTTTATATATCAGCCCCTCAGCAAGTACCCATAAACCTAAGATAAAACGCTCATAAAATACTCCACCCATCGACTGATATTCTTTCTTAAGATTTTCAAAGTATGCTTCGTTCTCTTTTTTCAGAATAACATTATCATCAAGAGTAAAACTCCACACTTTCTTTTCTATCTCATCATTATCAATAATATCTTGCTTAACCCAATGACTCGGAGCATCTGGGTTTGTAGTTGCATAAAGCTTAGCACCCTTAACACTCAAACGAGACAGCAACATACGATAAAAATCTTCTGGAATCTGTGTTAACTCATCGACATAAGCACCAGCCAGCGTCATACCACGAATCTTGCTTTCTGCTCTGTCATCATTAGCACCTTCAAGCCATACTATTCTACCAAAGAGCTTTGCTTGTTTCTGGCTTAGCGAATAAGTAAAATTCTGTATGCCGACTAAATCTTGGAGCAACCCTAAGCAGTTTCTTTTTAATGCTGTAATGGTTTTGCCTACCATAATAAATTCGGCAGTCTCTGGCATTAAGCCAACAAATATTGCCCACTTTAATAATGAAACATAAGTCTTACCACTACGGACTGAGCCAGTTAGCAAGTTAATACGCTTATCATCAAAAAGCATAAAGTCAATCTGCTTAGGATTTAATAATTCATCAATCTTTCTTGACATTTTTTAATGCCTCCACCAGGTCATTAAGAACACCATTACTGTTGTCTTCACCCTTAGTTTCGCCCAGTGTTTCCATTATAGTTTTATAATTTAAAGCGTTGCCTTTGACAGCACCCTTAATAAGCCCAAGCGTTGCCATTTCACGATATGTCATACCATTTTTGCCTTCTTCATCAAGTAATTTTCTTAATGTCGATAACATAGTGGCTTTCTCTTTTCTAGCTTTTCCTGAAGCAATACCACCAGCTCGTGCTATCTCAATTCTTTCTTCCTTAGTTCGTTCGGAGTTCGGTATCAAGTTTTGTTGATTATTTGCCACTATATCACCTCCCTTTATTTTTTCTTATATTTCTCACTAATAATCTTCGGGCAGCAGTTATTCCACTGTACTTTGTGGTGGATCCTACGATATATATTACCCATCGAGCTTACTTTA